GCATCAAACGACTCAGGCGGAGATGATGAACTTGATAAATACACCCGTGGTGTAAGCAAAAGAATAAACAAGCTAAACGAAAGAATTCGTTTGGCTGAAGAAAGAGCTTCACAAGCGGAAAGCAAATATTATTCACTAGCCAGTGAATACAACACAGTAAAAACCAAAGCGTCAGCCTTGGATAAAAGTTACACGGATGAATATGAGAATCGTGTAAAGTCTCAAAGGCAACAAGCAGAAGACTTGTATAAAAAAGCTAGAGAAACCAACGATGCTGAACTTGAGCTTAAAAGCGTTGAATTATTGAACAAAGTATCCCTTGAAGAAGAAAGGGTGAGATTGGCAAAAATGCAACAAGAACAACAAAGCTTTCAAGCGGATTATTCTGTGCAACAACCGACACAACAAAGTGTTCCAAACAACCAAACTTCAGTGTATGATAAACCTAAGCCTGACTCGAAAGCGTTAGCTTGGGCAGAGAAGAACGATTGGTTCCAAAAAGACAGAGTAAAAACTTACACTGCTATGGGAATTCATGAAGACCTCGAAGCTGAAGGTTACGATGGCTCTAGTGAAGAGTATTACGAAGAGTTAGACAACAGATTAAAAAAGGTTTACCCTGAATTGGGTCAACCAAACGACAGCAAAGGAGCCAACTCATCTGTGCAGAGAGTAGCTTCAGCTTCTACTGGAAGCCGTCAAAAAGCACAAGGGAAGAGAAGCGGAATTAGAATCAATTCTAACCATGCTTCTGTTAAAAGCAACTTAAAGCCTTATGGCATGAGTAACGAAGAGTGGCTCAAGCGTGTAGGCAAAGAGATGATGAAAATAGAAGGAGCAAAATAATGGATTTAGATGCGATTGATAATGTAACCCGTACATCTCGTGATGAAGAGCAACACGATAAAAAAGCTAGAAGAAAGCCTTGGCAACCTGCAAGGATGTTAGAGACTCCACCCGCACCCGAGGGTTATCAATACCGTTGGATTAGGGCAGAGTATGTAGGAGTAGAGGACAGAAACAATGTTTCTGCCCGTATGAGAGAAGGATGGGAATTTGTCCGACAAGACGAAATGCCTGATTTCCCTTTACCTACAATCGAACATGGAAGACATGCAGGTGTCATAAGCGTAGGTGGTTTGATATTGGCAAAAATACCAACAGAAACTGTCCAAGAACGAAACGAGCATTACAAGAACAGAAATGTTCAACAGAACCAAGCTCTTGATAATACAATGTTCAGTGAAGTTCAGGGCAACAACAAGTATGTGAAGTATTCTTCCGATAGAAAATCGAATGTATCATTTGGAAAAAAAAGGTAGGTAAATAATGGCGAATAAAGACGCTTCATTTGGTCTGAAACCTGTAAGAATGATGGGTGGCTCACCCTATTCAGGCGGACAAAGCCGCTATCGAATAGCAGCAAACTACGACACTTCAATTTTTCAAGGCGACATCGTGAAACAAGTCACAGGTGGAACCGTTGAAAGAGCTGCCGCAGGCAGTGCTGTCCCAGTAGTTGGCGTATTCAATGGCTGTATGTACACAGACCCAACATCATCCGAGCAGATATTTAGCAACTATTATCCAGCAGACACAAATGCTTCAGATATAATTGCTTTTATCGTAGACGACCCTGAAACAGTATTTGAGGTTCAGGCAGACGACACTTTCCCAGTGGCTGATCTGTTTGGAAACTTTGATATTGTTGACACTAACTCAGGAAGCACCTATACAGGTATTTCAGGAGTTGAACTAGATGTCACAACAGGTGCGACAACAACAACTCTTCCTTTGAAGGCTATTGACATTTCTCAAGACCCTGACAATGAAGATGTAGGTAGTGCTAATACGAATGTATTATGCGTAATTCAAAATCATATCTGTGGTGTTAAATCCGCAGGTCTAGCATAAGGTAGGTGACAAATGGCTATAAGTAGATCGCAACTTGCGAAAGAACTAGAACCGGGTCTTAATGCTCTATTTGGACTAGAATATGACGAATACAACAGCGAATACGAAGAACTGTATTCTATAGAAGACTCTGAAAGAGCTTTTGAAGAAGAAGTGTTAGTTGTTGGATTTGGTGCTGCTCCTGTCAAGGAAGAGGGTGCAGGCGTTAACTTTGATAATGCTTCAGAAGGCTATACTGCAAGATATACACACGAAACTGTGGCTCTTGCTTTTGCATTAACTGAAGAAGCTATTGAAGATAACTTGTATGACCAATTGGGTAGAAGGTATACAAAAGCCTTGGCTCGATCCATGCAACACACTAAAGAAGTAAAAGGTGCAAATGTTTTAAACAATGCATTTGATAGCAATTATGCTATTGGTGATGGTCAACCATTGATCTCAACTGCTCATCCGCTTGCGGGTGGTGGTTCTGCTGCTAACAGAGCAACAACAATGGCTGATCTTAACGAAACTTCTTTAGAAGATAACATAATTGATATCTCAACTTTTGTTGATGACAGAAATCTAACTATTGCAGTTAGACCTGATAAATTGATTGTTCCACCACAATTAGTATTTGTGGCTGATAGACTGCTCAACACACCGGGCAGAGTCGGAACAGCCGATAACGACATCAACTCAATTAGAAATCAATCTTCTGTACCTAACGGTTTCTCAGTAAACCATTATCTGAACGATCCTGATGCATATTTCATTATGACATCTGTGAACTCTGATGGTGAAGGTTTAAAAATGTTCCAAAGAACTGGAATGGAAACCACTATGGAACCTGAATTCTCAACAGGTAACATTAGATACAGAGCTAGAGAAAGATACTCATTTGGTGTCTCTAACTGGCGTGGTGTCTTCGGATCACAAGGAGCTTAAGTTTCTTAAGAACCGTAAAGGGAGCTTCGGCTCCCTTTTTTTGTGCTAAAATTTTGTGATGAGATATTACCTAGAATTATTAATCAAAGCCAAAGGCTTATTGGAAACTGTTGGTCATGTATTTTTAAAAGACTCAAGCAAAAATGATGACAACAAAGAAATATACACTCACATCTACGAAGCCTTTAAACACTTAGAAGAAGCCATAAAAAAACTAACCAAGTAAATCTTGAGACCTTGGTTGATAAAGAGTATAGTTATCTAAACCGAGGTAACTCGTTGCCCCAACTGACTCGGCAGACTTACTCCAAGATGGTGCAACATATTTAGTTAGGAGCAAATTATGGCTAAATCAACTTTTTCAGGTCCAGTCAAATCATTGGCAGGATTTATTTCAGCAGGTTCAAATGCAGTTGTTAGTTTAACAGCAGATACAACCTTAACAGTAGACGATCACGCAGGAAAAATCTTGTTGTGTAATGACGCAGACGGTAAATTTACTTTGCCTTCAATTGTCACAACAACACCTAGTGATCCTACAGACCCAAATCAAGCAAATAATCTAGGAGCATCCTTCACATTTGTAGTCGTAACAGCAGCTACTGATCTTGACATCTTAACTGATGGCACAGACAAGTTTGTTGGTGGATTATATACAGGCGTGGATGATAATACTGGTAAAACTTTTATCTCAGGTGCTACTAACGATGTTATTACTTTAAACGGAACAACCAAAGGTGGATTAGCAGGAAGCGTTATTAAAGTGCATGCTATTGCAAGTGCTAAATATGCTGTTGAAGGAATCACTTTAGGCTCAGGTACTTTAGTAACTCCATTTGCTGACGCATAATTAGGAGCTTAGTATGTCTATGCGAATAACAGGCTCAGATGTAAAAACGGCAACCACAACATCTAGTGCAACTGGCGGTGCTTCTTTGATCTCAGGGAGATCAAGGTTAAGAGGCTACATAATCGCAGGTGGTGCATCCGATGGAACCGTTACATTTAAAGATGGTTCGGTAACAGGCTCAACTTTACTTATTGCACCTTGCAATGCTAACGATACAGAAACTTTAAACATACCTGATTCAGGCGTTTTGTTTAACGATGGTATTCATGTTGTATTAAGTAATATTGACAGAGTTACTATTTTTCATTCTTAGTTATGGCAGGAAGAGAGTATTCTTCTATATCTAGGGTAGGAACATCTGAACCCTTTGAGCTTCAAGTCTCAAGGGGTCAGATTTCTTATCACACTCCTTTATTTAAATATGGGTACAATCCTTTAATTGTTAATGTAAATGAAACTATTTGGGATGGCGGTGGTATTTATAATTATCCAAGTTCTGCGGCAGCTTTAGATGTTTTAAGTTCAGTTGCAGGAACAGACTCAGGAATTACTGGAACTGTTTTTGGATTAGATACAAACTATCAAGAAATACAAGAAGATTTTACTCTTGATGCATCAGGCGAATATACAACAACTGCTGAATTTTTAAGAGTTTATAGAGCCTATATAACAGGTAGCTCATCTCCTACAGGAAACATTACATTTAAAATAGGTGCTACATTGCATGCACAAATAACTGCTGGTGAAAACCAAACATTAATGGCAGTTTATACAGTGCCAGTTGGAAAAACTCTTTATGTAACAAGAGGCATAGCAACACATGGTACTGATACCTCAGGTGCTTTTATGACTGTAAGATTTGTAACAAGAGAATATGGTTCAATATTTAGAACAGCTACTAAAATTGATTTAATAGGAAATCATATAGACTTTCCTTTTGACCAACCTTTAAAAATTACAGAAAAAACAGATTTAGAGGTTAGAGCTATTTGTTCTAAAAATCAAAATAATGCAATAGCAGCAACTTTTGAAGGGATATTAATAGATAACGCTTAATTATGGCAGAGCGAAAAAAAACAAACCCCATACCAAAGACAACTAAAGGCAAAGGGGCTAATTATCGCCCTACCAAACAGGGTGCAGGCATGACAGCCAAGGGTGTTAAAGCTTACAAAAAAGCTAATCCCGGTTCTAAATTAAAAACAGCCGTAACTGGTAAAGTTAAAAAAGGAAGCAAGGCAGCAAAAAGGCGTAAATCTTATTGTGCTAGATCACTGGGTCAACTAAAGAAAAGCTCTGCTAAAACAAGAAACGACCCTAACTCAAGAATTAGGCAAGCAAGAAAAAGGTGGAAATGCTAATGGCTATACCTAAAAATGTAAAAAATCCAAGTCTTTACAGCAAGGCTAAGTCTAAAGCAAAAGCCAAGTTTGATGTTTATCCATCAGCGTACGCAAATGCGTACATGGTGAAGGAATACAAAAAAATGGGCGGACAATATAAAGCACAGGGTGGAATTATGGAAAAAAGTCTAAAACCAATACCTAAGGGCAACAAAGGTTTGCCTAAGTTACCTAAAGATGTACGCAATGAAATGGGCTTTATGAAAAACGGTGGCACAGTTAAAAAAGGTGCAGGTGTTAAAAGTTTTATAGCTCGTGGTTGTGGTGCGGTTATGAATAATCGCAGAAAGAAAACCAAGATGCGAGGTTAAATTATGGGCATGAATTCAAAACATTATTTAAAAGATGGCACCGTTTGGAGTGGCTCTTATCATAAAATGCCTAATGGAAAATTACATACCAATAAAAATCATACAAAAACAAGTAAGCCAATTTTTCATTACGGAGATTTGAACAAGCTTGCAAAGAAACGGGCTATGTCACAAAGAGGCAAGTAAATGGCTAAACCAGCAGGCGGATTAAGGCGGTGGTTTAAAGAAGACTGGGTAGACATAGGCTCACCCAAAAAAGGCGGTGGATTTAATAAGTGTGGAAGAAAGTCCACAACAGGATCAAAAAGAAAGTATCCAAAGTGTGTGCCTAAATCTAAAGCACAATCAATGAGTAAATCACAAATTAAATCAGCAGTTACAAGAAAAAGATCAAAGAAACAAGGCGTTGGCGGAAAACCAACTAATGTTAAAACTTTTGCAAAAAAAAACAAAAAATAAGGTATCATAAACATTAGCCTTAATTGGCTAAATTTAAACACAGGAGTTTACAATGGGATTTTTATCAAAAGCATTTAAAAAAGTAAAGCCAAAATCAATAGCACGAAAAGCATCGGGTAAAATGGGCAAAGGTCTTTTAGGAAAGGTTGCTTCTAAGGCTGTTTCTAAGTCAAAAAATCAATCAGGCAGAGCAAGAATGCCGTCATCAGGCGGAATTTTTGGCTCATTGCGAAGCTTAAGCAAAGAAAAACCTCAAGCAATGGAAGCTAAACGCACTCCAATGCCTGCAAGAGGAAGAGGTATGTCGGGGTCAAACCAAAGAAAAGTTGCTATGTACAAAGATGGTGGTGGCGTTTGTGCAGGTGCATCAAACAACAGAAGATCAAGACAGGGTGCTGAGATAGTAAGATAATATGGCAGTTTCAGGCTCTAAAAATTTTGAGCTAGATGTAGCTGAATACATAGAAGAAGCATTTGAAAGATGTGGTCTTGAGCTACGCACAGCATACGATTTAAAAACTGCAAAACGCAGTTTGAATTTATTGTTGGCTGAATGGGCTAACCGTGGTTTAAATCAGTGGACTATCTCACAAACATCTATCGCTTTGACACAAGGCACAAGTTCATACAACTTGGATGCAACCAATCCAACGGCTGTTATTGATGTGTTAGATGCATTTATCAGAAGAACAACCAATGGAACGCCTAGTGATTTGCAAATGAATCAAATTTCAAGAAGCGAATATGCAGCTGTTCCTGATAAAACTGCACAAGGCAGACCATCTCAATATTTTGTAGACAAACAAATTACACCAAAAATTTATCTATACAACACCCCCGAAAACTCAACAGATGTTTTGTATGTAAACAGAATTATGCGTATGGATGATGTAGACGCATCAACCGATACTATGCAAATGCCTTTTAGGTTCTATCCTTGCCTAAGTGCAGGATTGGCTTACTATCTATCCTTAAAAAAAGCTCCTGAAAGAACG